ATGACTGCGGTTGAGGGTTATCGGTACGGTAAGGCTGGCATGACAGGTCAAATACTGTGTGGTCGTGAGCATCTAAACTCCCTTGATGAATCCTCACTAGAGGAAGTAAAGGCCGCTATAAGGTCTGTGCCATGGCTTGAAGCTTACTATGAGATAGGCGAGAGATACATACGATCTAAGGATGGTCGCATCAAGTACGTCTTTGCTGGCTTACGGCATAACCTAGACTCAATTAAATCTAAGGCTAAGTTACTGCTTGCGTGGATTGATGAGGCTGAGGGTGTGAGCGAAGAGGCATGGCGCAAGCTCATCCCGACAGTGCGTGAGGACGGCTCAGAGGTGTGGTTGACTTGGAACCCTGAATCTAAGGACTCAGCAACCCACCAGCGTTATCGAATCAATCCACCAGAAAATGCCAAGATCGTTAAGGTTAACTGGTCAGACAATCCGTGGTTTCCTAGCGTACTAGAACAAGAGCGCAAAGACGACCTTGAGCGTAGGCCTGACACTTACGGCCATGTGTGGGAGGGTGACTTCCTAGAGTATCCTGAAGGTGCTTTCTGGCTTAGAGAGATTAACAAGGCTTACGCTGATGGCCGTATTGGTCGTATGCCCGTGGTAGAGGCTCATCCATGTATGACGTTCTGGGACATTGGCGCAAGCGACGGCTGTGCTATATGGGTAGTGCAGCAAGTCGGATTAGAGTTCCGCTGTATTAACTTCTATGAGGCGTGGGGTGAGTCATATAATCATGCCGTGAAGTGGCTTAAAGCGTTAGATATGGTGTTTGAAGAGATGTACTTGCCTCACGATGCCGATCACAAGCGGCAGGGTCAGACCAGCAACAAATCACCAAAGCAGATGCTTAAAGAGCTGATGCCTAGCTCTAAGTGGCGTATCGTGCCGCGTATTGCTGAACTAAACTGGGGTATTCAACAGACCAGTGACGTATTCCCGTACTTATACATTGATGACGTTAAATGCGCCAAGGGCTTAGATCATCTAAAGTCATACAGACGCAAGTGGTCAAATAGTGAGCAGCGCTGGTCGCACATCCCAGATAAGAGTGAGGGCCATAGTGAGGCCGCTGACGCACTAAGGCAGATGGCGCAAGCATTTGCAGCAGGTGATCTAGGTCGTAGCTCTAAGAAGCACAAGGGAGCCTTGAAGCGCAACCTTAAAGGTATTGTGTGATATAATCGGGCTATATTGATTATTGAGGTCTAGCCATGCCAGTTCACAAGCCAAAGAAGAAGCCTGTAAAGAAGCCTAAGAAGGGAGGTTATTTTCTCTAATGAGCTTACTTGATGATTACATGGCGCAGGTACAGTATTACAAGAAGGCTGGCTCCATTGGTGCTGGCTTGCTGTCAGATAGACCTGATATTAGCTTGGGGCCACAAGGATTGCTAGGCCAGATGCAGTCAGCAGGGGCTAAGTATATGGAGCGTGTAAGCGACCCACTATCTTACTACCAGCAGAATCCAGAAGCTCAGGGGTTAGGCACTGTTACGCCTATGTTTGATTTAATGGATTTGGCAACAGGTGGCGGTAAGGGAGCTATGTTCGGCGCTGCTAAGAAGGGCGCTAGGAGCTTAATGGATAGGGTATCATCTATTGGTGACGCTCCTTTGCGCGGCTCTCCTATGCCTGCTAACATACCAAATAGAGGGTTGCTTAATATTGGCCCTAACCCTGACGCAGAAGCGGCGGCAGTTGATTATGCTAAACGCTCAGGTATGTCATACAGCCCTATACAGCAACTAAACCCTGTAGATCCAGAGTTCGGCGCTTTAGCAGCTAGGGAATATGAGTTAATGCGGCATGATCCAACTAATCCATTTGTTGCAGATAGCTATACTCAAATGAAGAAAGAGCTAGTAGGTCAGTATGATGCAATGCTTAGGCAAGGTATAAAGCCAGAATTTGACACGAACCCTTACCCTACTAGCCCGTATGAGTCGTTAGTTGATTTGATTGAAAACAAACGTCTTAAAGTGTTTCCTACTAACGCAGGGTACGGTTCAGCAGATCAAGCTATTGATATTAGCCAAAACCCTTTACTTGAAATGTCGCCGTATAAGATTAGCGGTCAGCCTGCAACATACAATGACTTGTTTAGGGCGGTTCACGACTTCCAAGGCCATTCCAAGTCTGGCGCAGGCTTTAGGGCGGCAGGAGAGGATAACGCATACTTATCACACGCTGGTACAATGAGAGGGCCAGCAAGAAGGGCTTTAGGCAGTGAGACTAGAGGGCAGAATAGTTTTCTAAACTTTGGGCCTGATGGCGCTAAGAATAGATCAGCAGGCATTGAAGATACAATCTTTGCTGACCAGAAGGTTGGCAATCTACCCAACTACATTACAGAAAAAGGGACACCAGAATTATATGCTAGACAGCAAAGATTTGATCAGCTTAGATCAAGTGATAATACAGGGCTTGAAGGAGCAATTGATGATTCAGGAAACCTCCGTCTTGTACATTACTCGCCCAGACCAGTTGAGCGTATCGACCCTAATAACTATGGAAAAGGACTATCTGGACGAACTGTATCAGAGCGCAACAGATCAGCTCACCCAGATTTTGTCAACAGAAGCTTCTATGGCATAGAGGCTACAGATAATCCGTACAAAAAAGAATACGGGCTAGGTAGTAATAAGGTTGAAACACAGATTGATGCGGCCCAAGTTTATGATGCTCAGAAAGATGTTGATGGCTTGTGGAAGGCAGCAAAGGGCGATCCAACTAAGGCAGAGCGTAATATATTTGATGCTGGTTTTAGTGGTTACTTTGTAAACAATAAGCAGTTAGGTAAGGTCGCAGCTATATTCGATCCGTTAGATATAACCAATAAGCTGATGATTCCTTTGGCTGTAGTAGGTACTGGCTTACTTGCTGCTGATGAAGAAAATGAGAAGGTTGGGCTACTAGGTAATGCGATTTAACTTGACGTTACCTATGGGGAATAACTTTAGGGTATAATGGCTCATAATTTAAAGGAAGCATAATGGCAATTTCAACATATTCAGAGCTGCAAAGTTCAATCGCAAACTTCCTAAACCGCGATGATCTTACAGCTACAATTCCAGACTTCATTGCTTTGGCAGAATCGTCTATTAGTAACGAGCTACGTCATTGGCGTATGGAGACTCGCGCTGAGACTACGATTGACGGTCAGTTCACTGGCATTCCATCCGATTGGCTACAGACGATCCGCTTTCACCTAAACACGGCTGGTACTGATGAGCTACGCTATTTGCCACGAGCTGAGATTCAGCGTGTACGAGCAGAGCAGCGTGACGCTACAGGTACACCCGCTTACTACGGGCATAACGCAGGCCAGTTTGAGGTATTCCCCAGCCCAGACTCGGCCTATAGTGCCGATCTACTGTACTACGCTAAAGTGCCTACGTTGACAGACGCAGCTCCGACTAACTGGCTGTTGACTAACTACCCCGACATTTATCTATATGGTGCCTTGATTCACTCAGCGCCATACCTAAAAGAAGACGAGCGCGCTCAGACTTGGGCTGCTTTGTACTCATCTGCAATACAGCGTGTTAATAACGCTAGCAGTAAATCTACCGCGAGTGGTTCTGGCCTCCGCTTAAATATTAAGGCTTATTAATTATGTCATCTTTAACGGACTTCCTAGAACTAGAAATGCTTGACCATGTATTTGGTGGAGCTGCATACACTGCGCCTTCTACGCTATATGTTGCGTTGTTCACCTCTGCAACTAACGATGCTGGCGCTGGTACTGAGGTGAGTGGTAACGCTTATGCTCGACAGTCTATCGCATTCAACACAGCATCAGCAGGCGCTACAACTAACACAGCCTCGGTCGAGTTCCCTACATCTACGGGTAGCTGGGGTACGATCACCCATGTAGCTCTATTTGATGCAGCCACTAGCGGCAATATGATGATCCACTCAGCCTTAACAGCAAGCAAGACGATTGCTACGGGTGATGTGTTCCGCTTTAATGCGGCTGACTACGACATTACGATTGATTAACTATGGCTCTTAACGGGTACGGCGCAGCACTCTTTGGTGTAAATATATACGGTCAGGCAGCTTATGTTGATGCCGATACCAACGCGCCTATCTCTGTTACTCAGACAAGCGACTCTCAACGGGTTAGGGTTGCTGATGTAGTTCAAGTCATTAGTGGTGTTCAGGTTGCTCTAGGTACTCGCATCCATCAAGCGGCTACAGTGGCCTCTGCTGCATCTAATATAACGCTTACAGCTAGCCTACAAGCTAAGGGCGCTACTGTTGCAGGTATTACGTCTAGCCAGACCGCTACAGGCGTTAAGGTTAGGACTGCAAGCTCAGTATCTGCCATTGTAGTGACTCAGGCTCCTAGTGCGGTAACGGTGTTGTCAGCAACTACATTAGCGCCTATCACTGGTAGCTCAGTAGTGGACGGCTTTATTAAAGCTAGCGGCGTGACGGTGTCAGCAATTACAGTTAGTCAAGGCGTAGATGCGCGGTTAAAGTATATTGATATTGAGACTGACTTGCAGACGTATGACGCTCTAGTGGCAGATGTGCAGGTGTGGAATGACTTACTGTTAGACGCTCAAGATTACACAAACTTACCTATAGATTCGCAGGTCTGGAACACGCTCTCTAGTGATAGCGCGACTTACGTCAATTTATAGTATAATTAAACCAGATTATTTAACAGGATATAGCAATGGCTGATACAACTACCACAAACTACGGACTAACTAAGCCAGAGATAGGAGCCTCAGAAGACACTTGGGGAACTAAACTCAATACTGATATGGACTTGGTTGACACTCAGATGAAGGCTAACGCTGACGCTGTAGCGGCTACGGTTGTTGTGGCTAACGCGGCACTGCCTAAAGCTGGCGGCACCATGACAGGCGATCTTGAGCTAGGTGATAACGTCAAGGCTAAGTTTGGTGCTGGTGATGACCTACAGATTTATCATAACGGCAGTAATTCTATTATTGAGGATAGTGGGAGCGGCGACCTTGTTATCAAAGGTTCTACCAATATTTGGATGCAGTCAGCTACAGGTGAGAACTATTTAAGAGCTAATTCCAATGGTGGTGTAACTTCATACTATGACAACTCAGTCAAGCTAGCCACAACCTCCACAGGCGTAGACGTAACGGGCAACGTAGACCTAGCAGATAACGGCAAGTTGTTGTTAGGTAATGCTGACGACCTACAGGTCTACCATGATGGTTCAAACAGTTATGTTAAAGAGATAGGTACTGGTGACTTAATCCTTCAAGGTGTTGCAGCGGTTCGTCTACAAGGCGGTGGTAACAGCGAGAACATGGTTGTGGGCAATCAAAATGGGTCAGTAGATCTTTACCATAATAATTCACAAAAACTAGCCACCACATCCACAGGCGTAGACGTAACGGGCACGGTGACTGCTGATGGGCTTACTGTTCAAGGTAATGCAAGCGTCGGCTTAAACCAAGATATTTCTATGGACAGCGCAGGCTCTGGTCAGCTAAAGCTAGACGGCCTTGGCTATAATGCTGCGATTGCTTTAGATTCTGACGCAATGAACATTTACACAACGTCAGCATCAAGAGATGTTGTGTTAGGTGCTAATGAGACAGAGGTGCTGCGTGTAAAGCCCACAGGCGTAGACGTTACAGGTACGGTGACTGCTGATGGGCTTGTTGTTGATGGTGCTGGGTTTGTTGCACCCTCAATCTCAGGTGATGGTACCAGTGAGACTCAGCTCCGCTTCAATAGTAACACTGCCGCAAGAATTTCAAACCAAGCAAATACTGCTTTAGTATTTGACACCAATGCCACAGAACGCCTACGCATATCAGCCGCAGGCAACGTGGGCATAGGTACGAGTTCGCCAGCCACTAAGGGGCACTTTTTCTCTAGCACCACAATGGATCAGCTATCGGTAGATGGGATAGGTGCTATTGAAACAGGCGTTAACTTTAAAAACAGCGGCACAACTTACGGGCAGATATACTTCAATAACGTATTCCCATACGATATGAGCATGATGCAGCAGTATACATCTGGCTCACTTATTCTTGGCACTAATGACACAGAACGTATGCGCATAGACTCAAGCGGTAACGTAGGTATTGGTACGAGTTCGCCAGTATACCCGCTTGTCGTGTCCAATAGTGGAGCGCAAGGTCTTGAGTTTATCGTAGGAACTACAAACTTTATTCAGTCATATAACCGAAGCACATCAGATTATACGCCACTTAAAATAGATGCTGAAACCATTACCTTTAGTACAGATAATGGCGCAGAACGTATGCGCATCGACTCCAGCGGCAATGTGCTGGTGGGTAAGACTGCGCTGGATGGAAATACTACAGGCTTCCAAGTTGAGCCTGCTGGAGCTATTGCGGTAACAAGAAGTGGCTCAACAACTGCATACTTTAACCGCAAGACAAATGACGGTGATATTGTCCAATTCCGCAAAGACGGCTCAACCGTAGGTAGTATTGGTGTTACATCTGGCGATTTACTTATTGGCACTGGTGATACTGGCTTTCAGTTCTATGATGCAGGGAATCAAATACTACCTAGAAACACAACAGGGGCCAATGTTGACGGTCTAATACAGCTTGGCACTTCTGGCTCACGCTTCAAAGACCTCCACCTCTCAGGCGGCGTCTACTTAGGCGGGACAGATTCAGCGAATAAGCTGGACGATTACGAGGAAGGGACTTGGAATCCGCACATTAGAGATGATAATGGGGTAGTCGTATCCTGTACAGGGCAAGGTAAGTATACAAGGGTGGGCAATACAGTGTACTTACAGATAGCAATCTATGCAAATGGAGTTACTGGGGGTAACTTTGCTGGTAATCCTTATATTCTCCTACCATTTAGCACTCCCTCTGGATCAAGTGAATCTGGCTTTATACCACATTATACCAATGGTATTGGCTCTATAGTAGCTGGGTACTCTAGTGGCGGGCAAAGTAAAATATTCCTATCGACTGCAATTGAGGCTCTAGGTTCTTTAGCAACAGGAGGTTCTTACGGGGGAAGTGTTCGTATTTACGGTGATTTAACAACTAGAGCAGCATAACAACCAATACGCCTAGTGGATTCTAGGCACAGACCAAAAGGTATTAAAAAATGACAACACTTACAAAAGAAGTAGTAGTAGACAAGATCGAAGTGCTTGAGAACGGCTCAGTACAAGTACGCACAGCAACCCGTGTGCTTGAAGATGGCGTAGTGCTATCCAGCTCATACCACAGACACGTATGTATGCCAGACCATGATTGCTGTGATGAAGATGCCAAGGTAGCGGCTATCTGCGCTGCGGTACACACACCCGAAGTCAAGGCGGCTTATGCAGCAATGCAGGCAGAACAAGAAGCTGAAATGGCTCCACAGGAGGCAGAATAAAATGACTGACTTTAACTGGAAAATCAACAACCTTGAACGCTCTACAGCCGATGACTATGTGCTTACTGTCCACTATGGCGTAGACGCTACAGACGGTGAACACAGCCAAGGCGCTTATGGCACTGTTTCATTCAACCCTGAGACTATGCCAGCAAGCACAAACTTTGATTCATTGACCGAAGAAACGGTATTGAGTTGGGTGTTTGGTAAGGTCGAGCAAGACGTTGTGGAGTCTCAATTGGAGGCGGTGATTGCTGAACTGAAAGAACCTAAAGTTGTTGCCGGTATGCCTTGGGTTGTTGC